TATAAGCATTGTGTCAAGTTGCGAAAATTTCGGTTTACTTTCGATCCAGCTGATTTAGATTTGTTCAAGTGGAATGATTCGAAGTGTGGTTATAGGAAATGGCCTAAGATGAGTCCTGTTAAATTAGATGAATATTCTACAGTGGTCTTCACTGATAAGCCAAATAAGAGGCAAGCGCAGCGCACGCTAATGAAAGAATTTTTGGAAGCCGTATTTATAGCATTAGATGATACTGCGTGTGGTCTAATTCCATTTGAGAAGCGACTTAAACAATCAATAACCACAATGTCGGTAAAAAATCAGAATTTGAGTCCAACTGATGAGGGTTGTCCCTCTGACAAAAACTTGAAAGATATGTTTCATAAATCGCGATTGTTTTTCCTTTCAAATGATTCTCAGTTGCATAAGTTTTTCCTTACCAGGGTAAAAGGTGAGCGAACTTATTTTCCTGATTGTTATGCCATAAATTCTAAAATTCCGGCTAATAACATGACAGTAAATATTTCGATTGGGTTTGCCTGGATTCGAGGAGGTGCAACGATGTTGTTCGATGCTCTCCATGGTTCAAAATGTGATACGTATCGTAGGGTAAGTTTACCTGGGGATTCTCCTGAAAATGTGTGTTGTACTTATGTGTTTCAAGAGTATGGTACACAAGTGATTGCTTCTGGGGATATAAAATCTTTAGACACTTCAATAACGGCATTACCTCTTGTTCTTTATTTGATGTTTGCTCAAGTTTGGATTCTTCGAGATGATAGTGATCCTAATTATCGAATGTTCCAATATATCTTGGAAGCATGTTCCGAACATTTAGCTGGGAAGACAGTTAGATGGCTCCATGATTTTATTTTATTAATTGGAGTTATGCCTTCAGGATCGTTGGAAACTTCTCATGGCGATTCTTGGATTGTAGGAGTGGTCTACTGGTTGAGTTATATATTTGCTGAAATGGATGTTGCAACTAGGGATGATCGTCGGAAAATTTGGAAGTATTTAGGTAATCGGATGATCGCAATTTTTGTTTATGGAGATGATTTTCTTAAAACTTATCCGCTTGATATTTCCCATATCATAAATGTTAAACGGTTTGCTAAATATATTGAATCGTCGCATGGAATCCAAATGAAAAATATGGAAGAGTTTCGTAGTTTAAAATCCTACTATAGAGTAATTGCTAATGAAATTGTTGAGCCGCTTTATAAAGGACCGAGCTATCTTAAACGTCAGTTTATTGAATCAGCAAACTTTAATTTGGAGCAGATTTGTCCTAAAATTGCATCAGTTGTATCTTATAGACCATTTCCTCAGTATCAGTGGCGTGCTGGAGTTCCTAAGGATCGTGATGCACCAATTTATATTAATCTGGCTCGTTTGCTTGGTTTGGTTTATGACACACTTGGAATAGATCCAATTTCATATTACTTTCTGGAGTATTTATTTCGTAAAACTTATCAAATTTCAGAAAAATTGGTCGGAAGGGCATTTATTGAAGCTAATATGCGTACTTGGATTGAGCAAGATTCTAAGTATTTGAATAAAATTAATTTTAAATTGGCTCATTATAATTTTCCTGAAAGGCTTGAGCTTTTGAAATTGAATATTCTTGATCGAGATTTTCATTATCCTCGAAATGTTGGTACATGGCAGCAACATTTAGTTGATGATACTTGGTGGTAGTGCAAAATTTTGCATGTTCTATATTAGAACAGCCCCCCCGCTAATCCTGGGAAAAGAGGT